GGGCTAGTTCCAATCTCTCGATTAGCGTATTCCCTAGCATCTCTGTCTATTAACTCTTGGATTGTTTCGTCGTTGCCACCTTCAGTCAGTACCTTCTCATTGATCTTGGGCGCTGGTTTTCTTGCCAGTTGGCCAAGGAACTGATCATGCGTCATCTTAGGCGCATTCATCAATTCTTCTAGTCCACGCTCTTTCAACTCGGTGGGTTTGACACCAGGCAATGCCATCAACTCCTTGAGGAACTCAGCACCAGTTCCTACCTTACGCTTGAGGGCCTTAGCCCCCATGTCCAAAGCTGAATAGAAGGGTCTGCCCTTGCCGACTAACTCATTCATAACGGGCGCTCCTCTATTTCTAAATGATGTGCGTGGGTGACTTGTCCACCCTTGGCTTTTGTAATGTCTGGCTCATTGACGTCGTATGTGCCACGGTTACCGATGGCTGACTTAATCTGAGTTGGTTCAAATGTATATCCAGTTGCAACTTTGCCATTGTCGTCAACAAATAAAACTGAATCATGCCCTTTGCGTTTTAAATGTTGATCATGATGCTCAGATTTAGTCCATTCCATCATTCCTTTTTGTGATGCATGAAATGTCTTTGGATTCTTGGCTTGAACATGTAAAGGCATTACTCTTCCATTCTCACCATGATTTTCAGTTAGTTCTCCGCCATAAATGTTGGCATACTCTGGGTCAGTTGAAAACCAGTTTCGACCCTTTTTAAATGCCGTAAAGTCTTTTGTAGTTCCATGAAACACCCTATCTTTAACGGCACTTGACTCAAGGAACTTAGCCTTATTTGCCTCACGCTGATGATGGGGCAACACCTCACCGCCTTTGGCAGCAAGCAAATCGTTTTCATGCTCTCTAGCAGGATCAAACGCTGCAAATCTTGAGCGAACATGTTTTGGATCAAACACAGCAATTGTTGGGTAATTATCATCAGTTGACTCACGTAATCTCATTGAGTCATAGCCTTTGCTCTTCAAATAGTTAACAACTGGTTTAGTCTCGTACATCATGTAATTGCCAGTTTTATACAGATCAATATTACTTTGTGGAATTCCATTATTTCTAAAGAACTCTTCCATCACATGCATGTCTGTTTCAGGATTAAAAGTCTTGTGTGCCTTTATTTTTAATGGATACACAGTGTTATGTAATCCCATTGGATGACCTTGAGTTCCAAATTCTTTTGCAAGATCAAATTTAGATAATGCATTTCTTCGGTCATATTCATTATGGAATTCATCGCCCTTTAATTTATCAAGGCTTTCATAATCCATGTTTTTGTATTTAATTTGCTTGTACAAAGCGTCAGCAACATCTCTTTCAGCTTTGGCTTGATCGCCTGTGCGTTCGTTGAATTTACCTTTGCCTATCCACTTATTAGCAAACTCAGGATGTGGCGTTACAAAAGACAGTTCGTCGTCATAGCCAGGGCTAAATCCGCCTTTTATGTCTTGCTTTGACCCATGATAAACATCTGTGTTCATGCCCATAGCTTTGGCTCGGTCTTGAGCCGTGTTCTTTTCATGTAACCCAAGCATCTTGATGGCGTTAAGTCTAGCCTTCTCATGAGCGTGCTCATGCTTAGTCTTACCCTTACTCAAGGCAAGGCGCATTTCGTCTAGTGTGGGTTTTTTAGCCATGGTCTGAATGAGAGTGGATAGATTGCATTATGCCTTCTATCCTGATTATGTTCAACCCTAGTGGAGTTGTTGCCACGTGGAGTTGTTGCCACCTTACTGTGCATATGGGTTGGCTCGGCTTCTGTTGTTATGCTCATCCGCATCCAAAATGTCTGAGTCATCATAAGGATCACGCCTTGGCATGTCAATGCTGATCCATCCAGCGTCTCTGAGGTATCTGAGCCCTTGGCTGATGCAGTCCACGAACTCATCATGAGCCGTCTCAGGGAACGAGCAGATCTGGCTCACCATGCCTTCAGCCCAGTCCTTTACGTATCCTTTACGGACGGATGACTCAGGCACCCACACTCGTCCTGCTTTGATGATGTTTGCCACGATGGAGAGGCGTTGTATCTTGTCGGCTCGCCCAGGGTTGTATGCAATGACTGGGATGTGCGCCCTCTGTAAGTCTTGGATCAATGAGATGCCAGCGGACTTGTCCTCCACCAGAACCACGTCTACGAGCTTCTTCTCCCTTCCTTCTCCATACGCCACCTCGAACTCCTCAAGGACTTTGGGGCGGAGATCAGGGTATTGGAGGTGTTCTTGCCAACAGTCGAGCACCATGACGCACATACCTCCATCCAGTGGCTTGAACACGCCTAGCGTGATTGATCCTGTAGGATCGTTGTATGTCTTGTCCGAGGTTGCGCAGTCATAGGATTGGATGACATACTCAAGCTTGGGAAAGGGCTTGCCATCTGGCCATAGTCTGAACCAATCCCTCTTGACGATACCATCCGCCTCTGGGTCGATCAACTCAGCATAGATCTCTTGCCGTCCGAGCTTGGTGGACTCATACTGAAGGATCTGCTTCTGGAAGTTCTCCGCCAGATTCTTGATGTTCGAGTAGGTCGATGCCCGTGTGATGGCCACGTCATCCCCCTCACGTCCGACCAAATCAAGGATCAAGTCTTTGGGCTTTGGAGTTGTGGTGCAGATCAGCTTGGTCTTCTTACCCAGTCGGAGGCCGAACTGCATCATATCCCAAGCTTCTTGGATGTACTCCCACGCTGCCAACTCATCACACCATCCACCATGGAACTGAGGGCCACGGAAGCGCTCAGGCTCGGACGCTGCGATCCCCTTGATGAAGGATCCATTCGTCAAGTGTATCTCATGCAGACTGGAGTTGTACTTCTCAATCAGCATTGGGGGGATGATGGTCATCAACCCTGAGTCACCCTCAAAGCATGTGCCCTTCAAGTCCCCTGAAGTTGGAGCCGATACTAGCCAACGGGTACCAGGCTGACTCCATGCCCACCATGCCAAGCATTCCGAGGCGGCTCTAGTCTTGCCTGCCCCACGACCAGCGAGCATCAGCCAAATACTCCACCAATCCCCTGATGGCTCAATCTGGTGCTTATGCGCCTTCTCTTTCAGCCACTGATACTGCCATAGGAATACTGTCTGATCGACTACTGATAGCTTATAGAACTCCTCCTGAGTCTTGGGGTCTAGGAGGACTTCGTCAATGACTTCGCTCATCTATGCTTGAAGTGGTTCATTCTGCCACCTCATAAGTCATCTCAAAGATGTCTGGCTTACATGGATAGTGCTCACCCTTCACGCCAGTGATGATCCAGTCGCCTGTACTGACAATGTGATGGCCTTCAAGGGTTTTGATGGCGTATTCTCCTGTTGGAATAATCCTAATCCATCCATTGATCTCCTTGGGATTACCCATGACCTCATAGACCATCGGGTGATCTCCCATCTTGAACCACTGCGTGGCTTCGATCACCACAGGCTTCTTGCGGAACTTCATTGGGATTGCCTCGAAGCCTTGATGTTCTCCAACAACTGGCCAAACACATTGATGTTGTGCTCAATGATCACTGGTGCTGTATCTGATCCAGTCAACTCAGTCCTTGCCAGTTTGGGGATGTGATACTCCACTACGCTTTGGAACAGGTCAAACGCCTTCGCTGGATTCGGTGGTATGACATACTCCCCTGTAGGATTACCATCCTCATCCAACTTAGGAACTCCATTGGCTACTTGATCAAGCCATCCAGAGAGCCTATAAGCGTTTCCATCCACAAATGAAGCTATAGCTATCCTAGCGTCTGATGTTGCCTTGTTGGGGCTTCCTGATGGTCTCCCCGCGCCCTTCCTATTAGGAGTCATACTCTCCTCCCAATATTTTTAAATTGTTTATTTCCAATTGATAACTTTAGTGTTAACGACATGATTTCAGTCCTTTCGCACGATATTTCAGTGCATAGCCTGAAGTTTATCTTATTCTGCTTCGCTTCTCAAGATTCTATGCTCTGCGAACTTCCTATAGGCTTTGAGTTGTGCGTTCTCTTCCTTGAGGCGCGAGATTTCTCCTTGCATGTGCCTCATTCGACTCATGGCTTGGTCTATCCATTCCTTAACCTCTTCAGGCATGGAATACATCTTCTCTGGTAACGTTACCACCTTCTCTTTTTTTGGAGTTGTTGCCACTGCCTTCTTGGGTGGAGTTGTTGCCACTTTTTTTGTTGCGGTTGCCATATTTAATCCTCTGTTTGTAACCAGTCTTCTACCCAATGATCGTAAAACCCCCAACAGAGAAGCCACATCCATGACAGCTTTTCGAATTGTTTTCCTGTTCGCTCGTTGTAATAACGAGATAAATACAAACATACATCCTTTGATGGTGGATTGATCATTTCTTCATACCTCGAACAAAGGCTGCGAACGATTGGCTTGTATCTCCGAAGTTCTTCAGCTTGTCAAACTCTAGCGCGACTTCTTCCAATACTGCATTCCTGAACATGTCAGGGATTACAAGCTTGGTGGTCAAAGGTACCTCCATCCTGATGGTTGCGTTCCAGTCATTGCGCCTCACCATGCGTTGGTACTCTTCCTCGAACTTTTGATCTAACTCTTCTCTTTCTTTATCGTTCATCCTTGCCTCCAAAATAGCATGTCCAATAAGATCACCACAACTGCAAAAACATACGTCAAGTATAGAGCCCATTCAGTTTTGTCTTTCATACTACTGCCTTTGTGATGGTATGCGGTTCAGGATGGCATCATGAATGCGTTGACGCTCTGCTTGGAGTATTTCCAATGTTTTGATCAGTACAGGCTCATCCGTGCCTTGCAATGCCAATTCTGCGCATGCTTGGCGCTCAATAAAGATGGCTTTCTTGGTGGTCTCCACTGCTATGTGCATGATCTCTGCCTGGGCTATTGCTATGGCATCGTCAAACTCTGCCTGAGTGAAGAACGTCTGAGCCCCTGATGTTTGTAGGAGTTGGCGAGCCAACCCACTGAGTTCTTTCTTTTCCATTATTCTGTTTCCTCCATCTGTCTCATTTTTCTTTTAATCAAATTAAAAGTTTCATCGTATGAGAAATCAACAATCTCAGAAACAAACTCTTGCAATTTTTGAGCGCTAAAAACATAGCATGATGAGCAGATTGCTAGATTGTTTCCCTCTTCGTTTTTGAACTCTAATGGAACTATCATGCCAAGGCGATGAACTTTTTCACTTAAGTCTAGTTGCTCAAGTATTCGATTAGTTGGAGATATTTGTTTTGCAAATCCCATTATTTAATCCTTGCTACTTTGGCCTTACGCATGACTGCCTCATACTCTTTCTTGGCATTATCGTCTAACTTTCTCATGGGTAGCTCTTGGTAGAACTTCCACTTCTGTTGATACTCTGGCTGCTCGCTTGGTGGTATCCATCCCATGGCCTTCCACCGAATGGCGATGTCGGTGCCCGCTGGGGTATAAACATAATCTTTATCCATTTTTATTCCTCCAACCTTTTATTTAATAATGTCCATGCTGTTGCAGCGCAGAGTGGGACTTGTCCATTTCCAATGGCTTTAAGTCTGTCCACCCTAGAGGCCACCCCATTAGCCACTCTACCCACGTTGGGTTCAGACTCCCACCAGCTTGCATTGCCAATGTCTCCGAGTTTCTGTTCAACTCCGCAGGGGATTGTCCATTGTCCTTGAACATTCTTGCTACTGGAGTTTGAAAGTGTTTCACCGCAGTTACCAAGGTAATCTGATGTGCTCCCGACTCCATCAATTCTTTGCTCATTGGACCTCTCTTCCCGTCCCATGCGTTGGGTGTAGGCCATATCGGTTGTTTCCCGTAAACAACTTGCTCCCTCAAATTCATTGACGCATAACTGCGACCTGGACGAGCTTTCTGGTTGTATTCCATAATTCTCTCTATCTTTTTGGGCTTCAGTCCCTCCAATGTGTTGGGAGTAGGCCACAATCCAGATTCTGTCTCGCTTGTGGTTTGCACCAACACTGGAAGCGGATACAACTCCATACCGACAGTCATACCCCATTTCGGAAAGGTCTCCAAGGACAACTCCAAGTCCTCGAACAGTGAGCATTGGGCTGTTTTCCACGAATGCGAATTGGGGTCGTACCTCGCCAATAATCCGTGCCATGTGTCCCCACATACTTGACCGCTTGCCTGAGATACCAGCTCCCTTGCCTGCGGAACTGATGTCCTGGCAAGGAAAGCCTCCCGATACGACTTGCACAATTCCTCGCCACGGTCTTCCGTCAAAGGTTTGTACGTCATCCCAAATCGGGAAAGGCGGAAGAATTTTGTCATTTTGTCGGGCGCACAATACGCTTGCTGGGTAGGGTTCCCACTCGACTGCACAGACGGTTCGCCATCCGAGCAGATGTCCTCCGAGAATGCCTCCACCAGCGCCTGCGAAAAGAGCCAACTCATTCATATCACCTCTTTTGTTAAAAAGTTTTGTAAAGTCTCAAGCATTATCTTAGCTTGATCCCTTGGGATAACGCAGTGGGCACCCCCACCATGCACTTGAATGGACAACCAAATGTCTTGATCAAATTGTCCAACATATACTGCACGATTTTCGTCTGCTTGAATTCTTACTGAGTCGCTCATGAATATCTCCTTATAGCCCCCGAAGGGGCATTAAATTTACTTCTTGGGGGTAACGCGGATGTCAGCACGGCCTTCTTTGCGGAAGGTGTTGAGAACTTCTTCTGTGATACCGTATGCAACACAGAGAGCTTGATAGTCAACTGTACCCTTGACTTCGAAGAGAGCAACGTTGACTGAGTGCAACTCGCCTTTGTGTGTGCCTACATCGTACTTGTTGGCGATGGAAGCTTTTAATTCTTTGACTTTGTCAGCCAATGCTTTGGCTTGTTGGTCGAGCACGTAGAGTGCATCGATGTCAGATGATAAAGACTCTACTGTTGCGAGAGCTTGGATAGTTGCTTGTGTTTCTGTAATCATGATAATTTCCTTTTTGGTTAAACCTGAATTTGTTTCAGTTCTTGTAGTCTAACAAAATATTAGATATTCTGTCTAGGGGAAACCCTTATTTTTGTAAAATAATTGAAAATATTTTAGTTTGTTGCTTTTTTGCTTAAAGTGGAGTTGTTGCCACTCAACTGTTATGAATCAACTCCACTACCCTCTTGACAGTCACGTTTAATGCGTCAATCTCATCCATCTTGGCTATAGCCCAAGCCCTTTTCTCCCCGTGCCAACCCATCTTGCTCCCTTGATGGCAACTCTTACAGAGTGCTATGACCGTGTACTGCCTATGCTGTTTGACGTGGTGGGCGTCGCTTGGCCCCTCTTGATCACACACTGAGCAAGGGAGGAGCTTCACGAGCCCCACGTAGGCTTTTTCTTTTGCAGTCAGTTGATTGTTCACATTGTTGCCCTATCTGTATTGCGATTACTGGCCTCCAAAGAGCGCCAGACGTCTACCCTTGCCTGTGCTGCTACTAAGCCCCACCTGAGTCCCTCCGCCTTCTCTACAGCCACGCTAAGCCCTTTGATTAGCTCAATGTACTCGACGTCTGCGTAGGCTTCCATTTCGGCCGCGGCAACTGACTTGCACCCATTCTCCATAGCAGTCTTCATCAGCATGGCCTTCTTACTCTTCCTGAATTCTTCCAAGTAAGTTAATTCTCCCTTGGCCTCAGCGTATTTCATGCCGTGGGTGTAAATGTGCGTGACCGCGTCGTTGATGTCTTTCTCTTTCATGTCTGTCTCCTGTACCATTCAGCCAATAAAAGCGCCTCAGCGCGTCCGTTATCCTTCTGCCTATGCAAGGGTGCCAGTGGCCACAGTTCTCGCGCCATAGCCATGCTATCGGCCTTGTTGGAGGTCAATCCCATGTCCTTCTTCCATTGCTGTGGTGTGACCATGTGAACCACCTTTGAGAACCGTTCAATGATGGTGATCGCAGAACCAAACGCCATACCAAATTTGAATGTGGAACTGACTCCTTGCTTGGGCATGGCGTGGACGGCTTCTAAGATGAACTCTACGTCTTGGCGTTCGATGGCTTGTTTCATCTCGGCAATGATGTCACGACTCAACAAGTGGTCACCGTTATGGATCATGTCTCCACACGACCAATAGTCACCGTGGTGGTCGATCATTCCCCATGCGCCTGAGAAGCCAGGGTCAACTCCACAGTAAATCATTTAGTTCCTTTAAGTTTAAATTGTGGGCACCGTTGGAGAATGAATCTCAACTGTTGTGTTGGCTTACCCTTCTTGTCAAGAATGGCGTGGCATAAACCATTTTTGTAGTGTTCACATTCGTAACAGAGACGACGATCATCATAGCCATCACGATCACGCATCATCATTGAATACGCCAAGTCTTCAGCTTCAGTCGCATCAAGACCATCAATAATGAATGTTGCCAATCTTGTTTGAAATCGTTTATCTTCTTTGTCAGTCATGTGTTGCGCTCCTTCAGCTTAATTTCAATTCTTTTGTAGATTTGCCACGGCAAAAACTGATCAGGAGTTATGGCAAAGCATTCTTTGATTTCATCTTCTGTCAGTCCTACCCATTCACTCTCTCCAGATTGATACTGACACCCTTTCTTTTTGGTGTAACCGCAGTCACCCCCACAGCTTGGGCATGGCTTCATTGGTTACGCTCCTTCAGCTTGGCTTCTACTTTTTCAATTAACAATGCGTAGCAAGATTCTGGAACATATTTATCGTAAAGTTCATTAAATTCATCATCCGTCAGTCCTACCCATGTGCGAGTTTGTACGGTTGACATAGCCCAATCAAGCCATTCTTTTGCGTCCATTTCGTAATAGCCAACAGGCCCAACAGATGCCAACTTCTCGCCAAACCTGATTGCGGCTTTGTGCCACTGTTCATTTTGGTACTTGTCAGCCCACGCATTTAACTCATCAATTGTGTACCAAGGGCGTGTATTTTCATCCATTGTTCTTATCCTTCAGCTTGGCTTCTATGGCTTGACATAGTTCGTATGACATTCCAAATGGCAACACCCCGCATTGAATAAGTTCCGCTTGTGTTAGTCCAACCCATTCACGCTCAGGCTTTTCCATTTGAACAATCAATGAAGATTCTTTAATCATCTGCCCCTTGAGCAATCGGTCAACATCATCCTTGTTGAGATACAAGTTGTCGTACCCTGCGTTGAAAGTTCGTGTTAGTCTCATAAGTTTTTTTCCTTCAGCTTGGCTTCAATGGCTCTGGCAAAAGACTTGGCATCGACCCCATCCCAAGGAATTTCATCGTCATCTTTCAGTCCTACCCATGTGCGTTGTTGTTGGTCTTTGTACAGCGGGATAGCGCCATCATCATTTTTGTCTGCCTCAAACCAAAGACGCAAGCCCGTGTCATAGCCAAACCAACCTACGCAGTCTAGTTGTTCTTTATAAGTAGATTTAGATGCCATGTTTTGCGCATCTTTTGTCAGTCCTTCGTATTCAAGGATTGCTCTAGCAAACAATACAGGAAAGTCAGCCTTGCCAGTCGCTTCAACCAACCCTTCTGCTTTACCACTCATGTGCAAATAAATGTTGTGTATTTCTTCGTCAGTCATTTTTTCTCCTCATTAGGCCATTGCGCCCAAACTATTGGTCTACCAATTAAGTGTTCTTTCTCATAAACAATTTCAACAAACTCAAGAGGAGACACTTGCACGGGTCTATCTTTTGTTTCTAGTGCTTCTTTAATGGATTCAATAGCCTTCATGCGTTTGTCGTAATCAAAATCAGTCAGAGCTTCTAATGCAAGTTGTAATGCTTCTTTAGTCATTCTTGTCCCCTTGCTCGGATTGTTTCAGCTAAATGTTTTGCCTCGTCAATGTGCTCTCGTTCCCACGGATCAGTTGCATATTGATAAGCAGTTACTCTCTCATCACAAATCTTGACACATTCTTCACGCACTTTTTTTTCTACCAGTTTGGCAAAGGCTCTGATCTGATCCATAGTTACTGGCACAGTTATGCTAACTTTAAACGGTGACCAGTCTGCCTCGCCTGTTGGCTCTGCCCATTCTGTATAAATGCCAGACCATCCAGACTTCTTAACCATCTCAACTAGTTCTTCGTCAGTCATTTCGCATCCTCCCAAATCCATCCCAACAATTCAGTTGTGTTTTTGATTTGTTCATCAGTTGGCTTTTGAAACATAGCAAATTTTGTTGTAGGCCCACCACCATACAAACACCAATAACCAACTGGTTCAGGAGGTTTGTAAAAAGTAATTTTAGTTTCTGTGTTAGTCATTCTTGTCCCCTTGCTCGGATTAGTTCTGCTATTGCTTTAGGACTGCCTTGCCACGGTTCTTCTGCAATCTTTGCACATTCCTCACGTTCACGCTCTGCTACCATTCTGGCAAATACAATCAGTGAAAAAAGACCATTGAAGCCAGCCTTACTAGACATCTCTATGATTTCGTCATCAGTCATTCTTGCACCCATTCTTTTTTGTCAATCCATGCGTCTAACATGGCATGAAGATTAGATCTATTTCTTTCCCCAACTGTTTGACCATTGCCTGTTTTTACTTTATCTGTAAACAATGATCCAAACCCAGTTTCAGTTGAAAATTGAATTTGATTGTCTGAGGTTTTAACAACAACAAAAGCAGTTTTTGCTATTGATCCAAAGCCATTCATTAAAACTATTTCTTTAGTCATTCTTTTCCCCTTGCTCGAATGTTTTCAGCAATAATCTCAGAGTAATTGCGTTCCAACCCATTAGCGTATTCTTCTGCCAAACTTGCACAAGCCTCACGCTCATGTTCTGCTACCAGTTTGGCAAAGGCTATGAAATTGTCACGTTCTTCTTTTTTAATAACGCCACCAAATGCTTGGCAAGCCATCTCTATGATTTCATCTTTAGTCATATGGTGCGCTCCTTTTGGTGTTCCTATGCCTACATCCCCAGTTACTGGGTCTACTCTTAACCTAGTGTCTAGCTCACCATTTTCTTTATATGTTGGAAATGGATTCATGTTTTTTTCCCTTTAATTTTCTAAGTTGATATTCTTTATACGCTTCATACACCAATTCATTTTTCTCATTTTTTCGCTCAAAGTACCAAAGTGATGCAATTTTTCTCACAACATCTGTCGGTACATCACGCCATACATACCATCGCCCTCTAACAGAACGCCAAACTGCTTTAATAACATATAACCAAAATCTCATGTGTTTTTCTCCTTCAGCTTGGCTTCAATTGCCATACCCACATCAAAAATGTTTACGCTTCCTCTAACACCGCCTTTCGGGTCAACAACTTTAAGATTGCAACATTCCTCAAAACACTCATGAATTTCATCTTCAGTCAGTCCTACCCATGTGCGTTGTGGTGTGGTGTAGAGAGGTCTGCAAGATTCATCTGTCTTTACACAAATCATGTAGCCTTTACTGTCTATCCATCCCACAGGCTCATCTTTTGTTTCTAGTGCTCTGTTGGTCATTTCCAAAGCGTTCTTCAAACGATGCAATTCAATCTCTATTTCTTTGAGTTTGTTGATTGCTTCAAATGTTTTTTCGTGATTCATCTTTTTCCCCTTCTTTCATTGCTCCCAACATATGGTTTAAAGCGTATAGTCTCTTTGTAATTTCTATCTGTTGTTGGTGCAAACGAGTTGACACTTCACCTAACGCTTTGTTCGCACCATACAACTCAATGATTTCTTCTTTAATTTCTTCTTTGGTTTTCATTCTTGTCCCCTTCCATCAGGATGTTCGTTAAATTCATGTACAGCTTGGTGATGCAACATTGGCGCATTGCGTTTTAAATAACGCATTGCTGATCTTTTCCAATGTGGTTGATTGATGCAACTTTTAAAAATAATATGGTTTGCTTCTTCAACTGCTTTTTCTGCTACCAGTTTGGAAAATTTCTCAAGATACTCAAGCCCAATGATTGGCATCCAGTTCACATCAGTTGCCAAATGAAGACCTGACTTGTGCGCCATCTCAATGATTTCTTCTTTAGTCATGCTGGTATCCTCACATCAGTTGGGCGTTTCTTGCCACTTAGAATCTCTTGTAAGCGCATTTCCGTCTTACGGTGGCAGTGGATCATGGTTCGCTCATCTAAGTTCTCTATCATCGTCTGATAGTCGTCAATGATTCCACGTATAACTTTCATTTCGTTGCCAGAGAATCTCATCACCTTCTTGTCTTTGTATCTTTGCGCAGAACTCGCCATGGCATCTATCGCATCTTTGATCAAGCCATCTTCATCTTTCGCAAACCCCATCTCGACTAACATCTCCATCATGTTGATCGCCTGAGAAATGATCTTCCAATCATCAGTCGTTGGATTCTCCGCGCGTTCAATCGACGCCAAGGAAGTCCTAATGATCATCATCTGATAGTCACGCCTTTGAGCCTTCATCGGATGGTCAGGGCTCGCCATCATTGCATCCATCACCGAGTACGTTAACCTGTATTTCATCTTTACTCCTTACCCCACAACGTCGTGGTCTGACTAGTCTAACACAAAGTTTGATTTCAAAGTCAAAAAAATTTCAGCCAAAGCTACACAAGGTGAACGGATGAAGTTCACAATCTCCACCTTAATGGTCAGTGACTCAAAAAGGCCAAGTGCGCATGACGAGCAGTTCATCGGGATACACGCTAACGCCGTCACAATCGTGTATGCCTGTGTGAGTCCCCTTACTAAGGCTCACACCCACTAGTTAGTCGTTCTAGTAGGATACGCTTTCCTTCCGCGCCACCACGACTGGGGTGCTTGCTATCGTGCGGAGTACGGCTGGATTAAGACGAAAAAAAACCGTTAGGTCAAGCCCCGAGTGAGACGGGCAACCCCTTTCGAGGGAGCCAACCCCTAACGGGGCCGGAGCTTGAACTAACGGTTCTTTTGTTGGCGTCTCACTTCCAACAAGTTAAATGAATTATACCCATCAAGCACCAACGCTTGTCAACACCTTTCTACGTAATTGCATAATTTTTCCAACAACAGCAAACAATCCACTCTTAACGTGTAGATCATTGGCATCAAATCCAACAGTATCTGCCATCGTCCAAGGGAGTCCTGTTTGCTCCGCAGACTTCTCGCCTGTCTTGCTCTCATCGTTGTCAGCAAAGACAAAACGTTGCCCCTTGATCTGATCGGCAACCTGAACCAGATTGGATGCCGAAAAGCAAACCACCACAGACGCATCAGAACCGATGCTACGAAGCGCATGGTACACGGACAAGCCTGTGGCATACCCTTCGACCAACCACGTCTCTGAGGCTGTTTTAGAGCCTAGTCGGTGGACTGCATTCTTCGCCCTCATACCTAAAAGCATTTTCTTCTCGTACTTCCTCTCCTCCATGTTCCACCAGATTGACTGATAGCCTTGGAGTTTATTCGTGACCACGTTCCTCATGGGGATTAAAAGACGGTCTTCAGAGACTAAGCCTAGCTCTTCTGGAAAGCCTTTGATCACTAGGTAACCATGCTCTTTGAGGTCAGCCCTTTTTAGAATGATGTCAGCCTTTTCAGACGCCAACTCATAGGCTCGATCCTTCTCAGCATTGGCTGATTGACGTTTTAAAGCCCACTGGCGCTTTTCTTCGTCAGTCCATGGTTTGGCATGGGGATCCTCGTACCAAATCGTCCTAGCCTCTCCTGACC